CATGCGCGGTCCTGGTGGCGAAGTTAATATTGAGATGGGGGATCAGTTCACTGGCGCAAAGGTGAATCATGCTGTTGGGCACTTTCAACGCATGAAATCATCAGACACGGTGAAAGGAATCCCTTTCAAAACCACGCATGAGTGGCAAGGAAACCAAGCCAAGCACGTCGGCGGTGTCTTCTGGTACCAGAATTCGCCAGGGTTCACGATTAGAGGTAGTCGCGTCAATAATTACGATTACGTTGTCGTTTCCCGAGCAGAGGATGAGCTAACTTGTCTATTCCGGGATCCGCGTGATTCCCGGATCGCCACGTTCCGATGGGCCCTGGCCCAACCACCAAAAGATAGTGCGCCTGATCTGTTGGTGGATGGAAAACCGGTGTTTGTAGGTAACATACAACCTTCGGATCAAAGACCACATGAGGAGGTGGCGGCCCTCGCCAGGGTGGACCCCGTTGAAGTTGGGAGATGGCAAAATCGCAATCCTTTGAGGATAGAGTGGAAACCAAACGATGGATTTATGTCGGGTACGGAAGCCACCCGTTACTGGGCCCTTCCGTACACAACCATCGACGGCACAACTATTACTCGGGATGATTCTTCCAGGCCTGTCCTACTACAACTCCCGCGTCATTCACCAGTCATTGGTGGGGCGTCTCATTGCCTCATTTGTGAACACCGAGAGTTCTGTAATGGTACATGGCATGATGAGTGGGCAATTGAGGCTAGTCGTGTACAAGTTCGAGAAGCCGCATCGGAAACCCACGAAGAACTAACCACCCGATCCAGGTCTTCGTTGACTACGGGTAAGGATCTAAAACCAAGTAAGGCTGGTTGCCTGAAGCGACGCGAGCTGGACCGCGCAGCACTGTTGAACCGGTTGGTCACCTTTTCTGACGACGTGACTGAGTTTGACATCCCAGAATGGCTTGAAACCCGTCCAACTTCTTTCGAAGTAGAGTGTGAACCTCAGCACTCAGATTATTGTTTAAGCCGAGATTTTAGAATCCAGCCATGGGTCCCAATAACACGGGAAGGGGTTGTACGTCTCAGTTATCCTAAAACTCAGGGCCTTCAATGTGACCTGGATGACGAAGACTTCATTTTACTGATCCCTGAGTTTGACCGGGCCACCAGCACCCTCTGGTGGCCTGAAGACCCGATGTCACAACCTGGAGTGTTAAATTTTGGTGTTTGGCAAACGAAGGGGTGGAACCCTGATGCGAAGATATCAGGCCCCCATTGCCAGGACCAAGCCAGTGTAAAACATCGTGGTCCCAACCAACTTACAATTCAATTTGGTTCTACGATGTGGGAAGGACTGGACGACTTGGCGGAAACGCCGGTTCCTTCGGGATGCTCTCCTTCTTTCCACCCGGACATGCCAGGTTATTGTTACTTAACAGCGTTCAACGCGGTTGATTGGGATAGGACCGCCTTAAAATATGGGAAGAACCCACGCGCTAGGCGGTTACCCAGGGGAATTCAAAGACAATTGCGC